GGTGCTGTTGATGGCTCTAATGGTTATATACCTGTATTCATACCTTGGTTTACTGATGATTCGTATCGCGAAAAGGTTAAAGAAGACTTTGAGCGAACTCCAGAAGAAGATGACTTAGTAGAAAAGTTTGGCTTGGACAATGAGCTGCTTATGTTCAGAAGACGCAAGGTTGCTCAGAATGGCTTGGACTTGTGGAACCAGGAGTACCCTGGTGTTCCAGAAGATGCCTGGTTAACGACTGGCCGACCTGTGTTTAATCCTCAGCAGCTAGTACAGCAGTTAGATGAAACCAGGGACCTAGAATCTCGTCTTGCCCTAGAGGGTGATGACTGGGAGAACAACCACCGTGGCGAACTGTTCACCTTTCGACCCCATGTGCCTGGTGAGAATTTTGTTATCGGAGCCGATGTCGCTATGGGTGTAAGAAACGGTGACTATTCTGTAGCACAGGTCTTGGACTCAAAGAAACGCCAGGTAGCAATCTGGAGAGGCCACGTTCATCCTGATTACTTTGCCCAGGTACTTTATAAACTGGGAGAGTACTACAACTTTGCACACATTTGTGTGGAGAACAATAGTCACGGAATTTTGACTTGTACTCGCCTGGGTAAAGACATGGCGTACCCAAACTTCTACACAACTGTGCAGCACGATTCTGTCACTGACAGAGAGACCGTAAAACTAGGTTTCACTACGACCTCCAAAACAAAACCCTTAATCATCGACCAACTAAGAGCAGTAATGCGTGAAGGCGAAATAGAGCTTAACGATAAGGTTACTTTGAGAGAAATGCTCTCATACATAGTGACTGAATCTGGTGCTATGCAAGCCGAATCTGGTTGTCATGATGACTGTGTGATGGCTCTGGCCCTGGCTAACTATGCTCATGAGGGTGCCTGGGACCCTATTGAATCTTCAGACTCTTACTATATTGAAATGGTATAAAACAAATGGCAAAAAAGCTTAAAGAAAAGAAACTATCGGATGACAACATCGTTGCACTGGTAGACGAGCAGGTAGGCTTATCTGTTGGATACGCAGACTCAGAGTTATCGGCTGAGAGAGCCAAGATAATCGACTACTACAACGGAACGCTACCCAAGCCACTCCATGACGGTAACAGTAAGTATGTTTCTCTTGATTGCTACGATGCAGTAGAAAGCCTTAAAGCTGCTTTGCTAGAAACTTTTTCTGCAGGTAACAAGACAGTACGTTTTGCTGCACAGAATGAAGATGACGTAGCAAAGGCTAAAGTTGCTACTGAGTACACTGATTACGTGGTCCATAGACAGAACGACATTTACTCAATTATGAATACGGTTATCCATGATTCGCTCATTGCTAGAGCCGGGATTTGTAAAGTCTTTTGGGAAGAGTCTGTTGAATATGACTACGAAGAGTTTACTGACATCACCGATGGTGAGCTTAATATGCTGCTTGCCCAGGATAACGTAGAGTTAACTGAAAGCTCTACTGATGAGCTAGGTCTTATCTCAGGCACTATTAGCATTGAGCAGGACACTAGCCAGGTTGTGATTGAAAACGTAGCTCCCGAAGAGTTCTTAATTGAGACCCAGGCCAAGAGTCTTAAAGACGTAAACTTCTGTGCCCACCGAACTAAGAAGACTTTGTCTGAGCTGCGCCTGGAAGGTTACAGTGAAAAGCTAATTGACAAGATAGGTGAACACAGCGATGTAGACCTAGATACCTCACCAGAAGTACTCGCTAGATTTGACAATGTAGGTAACTTCCGCGGAACTAAGAGTGGAGGATACCAAGAACAAGTTCGCAGCGTGATGGTCCATGAAGCATACATTATGCTAGACGTTGATGGCTCTGGAGTCGCGGAGCTACACCGTGTTGTCAAAGCAGGTAATGTCCTACTGCTGAAAGAAAAAACCAGTCGTAAACCCTTTGTGGCATTTGTTCCTCTCCCGGTCCCTCACAGCTTCTATGGCAACAACTATGCTGACAAGGTAGTTGCAACACAGAATGCCAGGACCATCTTAACCAGGTCTATCCTGGACCATGCAATGATTACTAATAACCCACGTTATACGGTAGTCAAGGGTGGTCTAACGAACCCTAGAGAGCTTATTGATAACAGAGTGGGTGGACTAGTGAATGTCTCTAGACCAGATGCCATTGCACCGCTCCTACAGGCTCCTCTGAACCCCTATGTCTACCAGACTATTCAGATGTTAGACGAAGACAAAGAAGACACTACAGGTGTCTCTAAGATGTCTCAGGGCCTCAATAAAGATGCTATTAGCAAGCAGAACTCAGCAGCAATGGTTGAGCAGCTTGCAACTATGTCACAACAGCGCCAAAAGATAATCGCCAGGAATTTCGCAACACAGTTTGTTAAGCCTTTGTTTCAAGAAGTCTATCAGCTTGTCTGTGAGAACGAGTCCCAGGAGCGCATTGTTGAGCTGTCGGGTAACTATGTTGCTTGTAACCCACGCGACTGGAAAGAGAAGCGCGATGTTGTCATTGAGTTGAACTTGGGTTACGGAGAGCAAGAGAAAGAGTCTCAGAAGTACCTGGCACTCCACTCTATGATGACTTCTGACCCCAACCTATCAAAGATGTACCAGGCACCCAATCAGTATGCCCTGGCATCTAAGATTATGGAGCTGACAGGAATCAAAGAAGTCAGTGCTTATCTCACTAATCCTGAAAGCCTACCACCAGAGCAACCAGACCCGGCTCAAGAACTGCAGCTTGAACTTATGAAGAAGCAGATTGAAGTCCAAGAACGTCAGACTGCCCTGGGTGAAATGAAGGCGAAGATGGATATACAGATTTCTCAGATGAAACTTGAGCTAGAGAAAGCCAAAGCAGAAAACCAACATGCAATTCAGTCAGACAATCTTGACCTGAAGGAAGAGCAGTTGAAGCATAAGAAGATAATCGATGCAGCTGAGCTAGTACTAGCACAACAAGCTGACGAGATTACTGCTATTGCATCACCGAACGGATAAACCGTTTAAAACCACCCCCTACTCTTAAGGAGAGTATTCATGAACGAAGAGCAACTAACACTACTTGGTAATGACGCTGAAGCACTACTAAACACAGAAGCGTTCACTAAAACTTTGAACACGATGGTCGATGCTACTGTCCAGGCATTCTTAGGTTCTGCCCCCGATGAGGCAGACAAAAGAACAGAAGCCCATGCACACTATCGTGCATTGGTGGACATTGTGAACACGCTGCGTCAGCAGGTCGAAGTACGTGACCAAATCGATGCCAAGGTAAACGAAGAAGTAACTGAAGAGGAATAAGACTATGTCAATTGATAACGTCGATAACAATTCCAACTCTGAAGCAGCACTCACTCTAGACGATGCTGCAGAAGCCATACTAGGAAATTGGGAGGACCCGGAAACGGTATCCGAAGACGACGAGGAGGCAACAGAAGAATCTACTGAAGAGACTGAGGTAGAAGACTCTGATACTGAAGATACGGAAGACTTAGAATCCGATGAGGACGATGAGGACCCTGAAGAAGATGAGCAGGAAGATACTGAAGATGACCAGGAGGATGAAGAAGTTGAGCTAGTTGAGTTCGATGATGACACCCTGGTAGAAATTAGTGTCGATGGTGAATCTAAGCAGGCATCCATCAAAGACCTTAAGAGACTCTATGGTCAAGAAGCATCTTTAACTCGCAAGTCTCAAGAAACAGCATCACAGCGCAAGATGGCTGATGAACAGCTGCAAAAAGCTGATGCGTCATTACAGGCTATGATTAGTCGCGCCCAGGAACGGTACAAACCTTACTCTGAAGTAGACATGCTAGTAGCGTCTAAAAACATGAGTTCAGAGGATTTTACCCAACTCCGGGCAGAAGCTAAGCAAGCTGAAGATGACCTGAAGTTCCTAACTGAAGAAGCCGATGGTTTCTACGGATACGTTAAAACTCAACAGTCCCAGGCTCAGCAAGACCAGGCCAAGGAATGTGTCAAAGTTCTGCAGAGAGAAATCCCTGATTGGAACAATAGTATGTATAACGATATTCGCCAGTACGCCATCACCAACGGTTTACCCGAAGAAGCCGTCAATCAATACGTTGACCCTAATGTAATTATGTTACTAAACAAGGCACGTATGTTTGACCAAACTACCAAGGTAGCTACCGTTAAAAAGGCTAAAGCAGCTAAAAAGGTCCTCCGCACTAAGAAGGCACCACCGTCTAAAACTGACATCAAACGTGACCGTCAGCAGAAGAGTGTGGACCGCCTGAGAAGTAACGGAAATGACCTGGATAATATTGCAGATGTCATTATGTCAAATTGGGAATGATGCTTCCTAAATCTCAATTTTTTAAAAGGTAATAAACAATGAGTACCCTTCAAAGCTATACCGTCGTTGGATTAGCGGAAGACGTTAGCCAAACAATTGCTAATATTTCGCCTACTTCCACACCATTCCAGTCAATGATTAAGACTGAAAAAGTATCTGCACGTACATTCGAATTTCTTGAAGATTCAATTCGTGCAGCAGGGGTCAATGCGCTTGTAGAAGGAGCTGATGCTTCAACTACTGCTATTGCTCAACCTACTGTCCGTTCTAACACGACCCAAATCATCGGTGAAGCATTTAAAGTTGCTGCTACTGTTGACGCGGTTAAGACTCATGGTCGTGCAAAGGAGACAGCGTTAAAAATGGTATGCGCTGTATAAATCATGTGAATTCAGGGGAAGCCTAAGTCGAAAGATATGGTAATCCTGAGCCAAGCCTCGCAAGAGGAAGGTGCAACGACTATTCCGTAAGGAAGTACACCCAAGTGGGTGGAAGCGCATGAGCCTGTGGTTAAAACAGGCGTGATATAGTCTCATCTTATGTCGAAAGCATAAGCAGTCTTTAAGGATAAAGACGGTTCAAGAGTAACGCCCTTGAGCGAAGATTGGCCAAATGATGCCTTGGCCAAGACACTGAAAGCCATTAAGCTCGATGTAGAAAAGGCCCTAATTGGTGTTGACCAGGCTGCTGTTGCAGGTAGTGCAAGTGCTGCTCGTAAGATGGCTTCCATCTCTCAGCAAATCTCTACTAGCGTAGATGCAGGTTCCAACTCAACTGACGCGCTTACAGAGGCCAAGTTGATTGAGCTACATCAGACCTGTTACACCAATGGTTCTGAGCCAACAGTGCTTATGATTAAACCTGCAGATGCCACTATTATTAGTGGGTTTGCTACTGCCACTGGTCGTAACCGTGAAATCGATGCTAAGACATTGACTAACGTTATAGAAGTAATTTTAACTCCATTCGGAGAGTTGCGTACCGTGATAAATCGGAGCCAATTGTCAACTCACGCATTCTTAATTGACCCATCTATGTTTAAGCAGTGTGTACTGCGTCCGTTTACTCGCACTTTGTTAGCTCGCAATGGCGATGCAGATTCTCATTTTGTTGTAGGAGAAATTTCAAATAAGCATGTGAACTATTCCGATTCAGGAATGATTACTGGTCTGTCTTAAGTTTCATAGATAGCTAGTAACTTGTAGTACTTGCGGTGGGACCTGGGTGACCAGGTTCTGCTCTCCTTACTGGGAGCCTGGGTTCCAC